TATCCTTCGGATGCAGGATACCTTGCCCGATAGACGAGAATGTGAGCGCGTCTGTGCTTGCTGAAGATGCGCCGAGCGGGTCAGAGGCAACTATGAGATTATTTGAGGCCCAATAGAGTGTACGAACCTGTCCAGCGTCAGGGTTCTCGACAATTAAATCATAATTCACCGTTGCTCCTGAAAGTTGGTTATTAGTGAGCGCACGCCATGTGGAAGATGCACCAAATGAGCCTGTAGAGCTTGCTGTCGTGTTGTTATCGGCCCTGACCCAGAGCTTACCGTTGCTTGGGTTGCTTCCATCAACACCAACACCATAGAGGAAACCATTTGACGCGACGATGATGTTGCCGATTGTGGTGCTGGCGGTATCCGTTGACATCCCGCGAAGCGGTTGAAGTCTGCGGGGATGAGTGAGGATGTCGAAGTGCTTACAAAAGCCACACTCGCCAGTAACGCCATTATATCTGTCGTCTGCGATGCCCCGTGAGAAATTGTCAATGACGATTGTCTTCATATCAGTTGCGTGTCTGGTTATTGAAGGTGCTTGAGTCTTTGCTTTGATTTACCCACGAAGAACTGTTCTTTGACTGATTGGATTGTGAGGATGAGTTTCGTGACGGCATCGCCCATTTGATTATGTGCGTGAGTGTTGCGGAAACTCCTGTCAGGACAAAGGAGCCGACAGATGCGGTGAGTGTGTAGAGGCGATAGAACAAGGCGGCATTGCCTGTGAATGTGAATGAGCCTGTTCCCGCTGTGAGCGTGTAGATGTCGGGAGCAGGAGAAATGGTGATTCCATTAGATGCCCAATTCATTGAAGAAGCAGAGAAATTCAGCGTATTTGAGCCAGCGGGAGTAATCGCTGCGTTATTATCGCCTATTGCCGCATTTTGGGTCGTGGTGTTATTCACGCGAACAGTTGTCCCCGTTCCTGCTGAAATTGCATTAAGGGTGCCGCCGAATACCCCAGAGACATGCCAACAGTTATCTGCAATCGAAGTCAGAGCCTCAGCGTGCGTTGTGGAACTGCCCGTCGTAGCAGTCGTGCTTGCGTCTGGTTGACCAGATTGCTTTACTCCAGTATATGAAGCGGCGGCACCTGCCATGTTGCCAGAAGATTTGGAAACTGAAATCGTGTTAGAGCCAGTGGCAGGAGCTAAGAGATAGTATAGATATACCTCTGTACCTCCGAAAACATTTTGCTTATTTATCTGAGTCATTGCGACGCCGTTGTAGGTGACGCCCGTAACTTGGTCGCCAGCAGCGTTGATAAGACCCACTATCAAGATACGATTGGAACCAGTGCATGTATGACTCCAAGTAAACGGAGAGCCGCCAGTTGTGTTTGAGGAAGATGCCGCATCGAAAGCAATCGTCTGCATATCAAGCGATGGTGAGCACCCCTGCGGTGCCGTCAAAGTCAATAACGAACTGGTCTGATGCCTGAAGTGTTACCGCTGAACCGTAGTCATAGTAGCCAATCAGTTCGTCATTCGTGGCCGTGTCATTGTAGATGACGACATAGCGAAACGGGCCTACTGACCCTGATGCGGTAAGCGTCAAATCAGCAAGCACGAGCTTATACGTTCCCGATGATTGCGACGAGGATGAGGTTGTGATTGTTCGCGCAGAGCAGTTAGTGTACGAAATCTCGGTGATGTTGGATAGCTGCGTGTCTGTTGCGTTTGGTGCGGTATTCGTGAGGGCTACCTTGAGGGTATCGGAGCCGAGGTTGTGGGTTTTCTCAGCAACAGCCTCAACAAAACTGTTAAATTTTACGAATGAAGCCATATCAGATGTAGAGAATCCGCTTACCTCTCATAATAGAACGGTCATCTTTGTCTCTTTTGCCATAAAACGCCTTTAGTTCTTTCTCCATTCTGAGGATTTCCTGTAAATAGCCGTTCGCCATCGGAAGACCGTTCGCCACACAGTAATTAAATGACACCTTGAGTGGGATGAGGGCATGGAACAGCGAGGCAAAGCCAGGCTTTTTGGTTCCTGTCGTCACTTGTCCTGATGTAAACTCATCGGGGCCGCGCTGGAAATACACCTTGAGTGAAGATGCTTGGGAATAGTCGGGTGTGGGGTAAAGGAAAATCGAGCCGCCAACTAAGTCATACCATGCCGGTGTTCCTGTTGACGAGGTATCCATTGCCAGTGATTCATCAGCTTCGTCCTTTGGGTCAAGTTTTATGTAATCCGTTTCCCCGTTAGGGAGTAATTCAACGCGCAATATCTTGAGGTGACTGACTGCCATTGAGTAATCTTTCTGTGAGGAGACAAGTGCCGTTGTTGCGATGGAAAAATCACTCTGGTTGTCGTCATCCCATTGCCATCGTCCATCCGCGCTCAAAATCTGACTGACCACATCGTTATACGCGCGGTTGATATGAATGAGCATGTCCGCTGCGGGGTAGTCGGCAGAATTGGTCTTGGTCTTGAAATAGATGTCGGAAATTATATCTGCGATTGGCATAAAATTATGTATTTATTCTTCTCATATTCCCGTCCTCTCTGTTTGCAAGGACGGGATATAAGAACAATTAGGCGACGTTTAAGCTACGTCTAAGCAACGTTGACATCGAAACTCAACGCATCCATTGAAGTAGGGTGCAAGAGCCCAATATCTACACGCGAGTAGTACGCCTGTCCTGAAAGGAAGTTGTTTTCCGATGAGGCAGGGAAATCTATCGTGTGAGCGCGGCCATATGTGCCACGAAGGATGCCGATGCGCTGTGTCTTCTTAACTCCTGCAAACACATGGTTTGCGGTGTGTTCGTTAGACCAGTAGTGGTCAGCGCCGAGATAGCGGAGTCCTTCAACGGTGCCTTCCTTGAGAGCCTGGTCAGCAGTCGTAAAGCCGTTAGCCTGTACGAACGCTTCAAGCAACTCAAAGTCAGCAGCACGCCAAACGAATCCGACACCATACTGGTTCATCCTCGTCTGTCCGTTTCCGACACGAATCTGTCGCTTAACACCTCGGATAATATCGTCAATGTTGGACGCGCTGACCGTTATCGGGTCAGTTGCAGCGCCGCCATTTCCAATACTTGAGTTACCAAAGTCAGTCCATTCTGCGTGGTTTGCAAGAACTGCGCCTTCAATGTACTCATTCAGAAGCGCACCGATTCGGTCAAAGAGTTCCGCTGGTTTTGACCACGGGCTCTGTGCCAAATCTCCCCAATCCATGAACATACCCAAGTCTCGTCCCGTAGAGATTGTCAGCGTTTCGGCTGTCTCCTGGTAGAGAGTCAGGTCATGTCCTGTGCCACGAGTGACAGTTGTGACTGTCGGAGTGGTGGACATGTAGGATGAGGAAATGACGCGAGTATCCGTGATGGTTACTGCGCACATCTCTTTCCATGTCTGCGGATGGTCAAGACGGTCCTGAAGTACATCTTCATAGGCTGTCTCGTATGTAATTACGTTTACTGTGTCTGCCATGTAGGTAATCTAGTCTTTGTAAGACCAGAGAACCCGCTTTGCCGACCTTAATCGTTATAGAACGTCTTGCCGTTCGTCCCCGCCTTTTCCATCATGGCACGCGTAATCTTTGCGCGAATCTTTCTGTCAGGCACTTGGTCACGCGAAGGTGGAACACCTTTCGCCATCCAGTATGCAGCGGTATTTTTGGCTTCTGACTGCCCTTGGCCACCTCTGATATTGGATGTTGCTAGTTCGTTGGAGCGTTTTGTCTGCTGACGTTCAAGCTTTACCTTAAAGTCCTCATCCATAAGCACCTCGTCTATATCAACTCCCCATTTCTTAGCGGTGGCTCTGGCTAGTTCTATATCGTCCTGGTGGTCAATCCCTGCTTGTCGCAAGGAGATTCTTTCCAGTTTTTGTAACAATGCAGATTCTTCTGGTTTTTGGTTTTGTTGTGGAGTTTCCTTCGCTATCTCAGAGGCTTTTCGCAAGTCCTTGAGTTCGCGTTTCAGCGAGCCGACAGTCTGATTGAGAGCTTCGTAATCCTTTTTGGGGATTGCAATAGTCTCGACCTGTGCTGCTTCTTCTCCCTCCCCACTTACAGCAGGGGCTTCTGCTTGATTGTTTGTTTCAGTACTCATAACTGATTTTTGTTTGCTTTATACGATAAGCATAAACGTATTTTCCTTTTGAGGTAGAATAACCGTTAAAGCTAAATTGCGATTCCTTGGAAAGAGCAAGAACCTGTTGGCGTTAACGAAGTCGAAACAGTTGTTCCAGAAGTCGTTGCCATCTTAAGGTTAATGAACTCCTTAGAATTCTCTGAGAAAGTTCTTCCTGACGTAGATGCAACGACGAAAGCTGTCCTGTTCGCCGGGACAAACAACTTACCGAGGCTCGTTGTTGTCGCATTAGGCGTTGCTCCAACGGCGATTTCGTACTCCTGTGCAAAACTCAAGCCGCCGCCTTTGCAGATAACCGCAAGGGTAGAGGATGCATTTACCGGGAGGGAAACAACAGTCGAAGTTCCAGGCGCGAAGCGACGATTTTCGTTAATGGTTGTGACACCATTCCATTCCTGCGGTGAAGTGAGTACTGATACCGCGCCGAGTGACGACATCCGTGACACTACTGCATCGTAGATGCCGCTACTTATGGCGTTAATATCAACTTTCGTTGAATCAACGATGATTGCTGGCTTAGACCAGCCCATGAAGCCGACCACAAGCGCAAGCGCCGCGACTCCCACTACACCCCATTCTTTTAGATTCATATTTTATTTCTTTTTAGAAACCTTTTTAATAATCTTTTTAACTTTCTCGTCTTTTACTTCGAGTTCTTCCCGCACCCTTTCTGCCTCAGCTTCAAGCAGTTTGTCCTTGAGGCTCGAAAGTTTCGCTTCATTAAGTAGACTCATAGTAATTTCACTTAAATAATAATTTTTAACGATAGGTGATAGTCGTCGTCGGCATTACACCGTCAGCCAAGTCAACATACAGTCCGTCCGTGTATTCAGCGTCGAAAACGTAATCCCCTGCCGCGAGTGAGGCGGGGAGTGACGCAATGAGAAGCGTACTTGTCGCCTTGCTTGAGGCCCGAAGCGTTATGTTCGTCGTTGTAGCGTCGTAGATGTTAATTGTTCCTGCTGCGGCACCTGTGACAATGACAGTTCCGAGAGAGCCTGGTGTATTTTTAAGCAATGAACTGCGAATCTGCGCCCCATACACGTTCGATGCGGCGGTAGATGTAGACATGTAATCATTGCCTTGTATGGTGCTTGCCCCCACCTGCTCTCGCGGGGTGAACATCATCACTGAGACAGCAATGACAGACAGCGCCATTAAGAAAGCAAAGATTATATGTAGTGTTTTTGTGTGCATAATTTTATGTTTAAACTTTCGACCTCTATTAAATCAAACTTTATACTGTCAAGCCAATAATTTAGTGGAAAACTACATTCCTATTTGGGATTGGGGTTTAGGCTCTCGCTCAGCCTCGGCCTTGTATTTCGCCAATTCTTTCCATCCTAGTTTCAGGAAATCAACACTCATGGCACGAGCCGCGAGCATCGTCACATCCTTTTCGCCATGATTCGCAAGGAATGAGTCGAGAAGCACGTTATACACCGCTGTTGCGGTTGCGGAATCTTCGAGGAAACGGGCGATTCTTTCTTTTGTAGTTGCATCCATAGGCTAAGCCACCGGCTGTGGTAATTGTAGCTGCGGAACCTGTGAAGGCTGTTGCTGGTTGAGTTGGCTTCCGTCAGGCGATTGCCCTAAGTCCATTGTGGCAATTTGTGCGAAATCTACCTGTGAAATGCCGCTAAACTCAAGAATATCGTTAAATGACTTGGACATGCCTGGGATTCTCATGGCTTGCTGGAATCCTTGAGGATTGGCAAACACAGCCTGGAAGATAGAGAGCAATTTGTCCGAAAGACCAGCCAAGTCCTTCTGTTTCCCTGCCACGTTAATTCCCATACGAATCTCAACATCGGCAAACTCATCCTTCAGCACCTCAAGTAACATCTGATTGCCGTTCTTGCGGATATTGGTAAGCGCCTCTTGTTTCAGTTCTTCAAACGTCTGCGGCTCCTTACCGTCCAATACTGCGTCAATTATCTTTCTGTTGGCGTAATTTGTTGAAAGATTGTCAGTCACCCACTCCATTTCCTCTGCGGTAAGGGTTGCAAGGAACTTTTTACCTTTGAGAATTTCACGCTTCATCTTCGGGATGATGATTTCTCGATACAGTTGTTCGATAAACTTAGCCCTCTGTCCTCTGCGACGGTCATGCAGTCCCTTTCCTTGAGCAACGGTGCGTTCCTGTCCCTTGAATGTTGTTCCTGACGCCTGTTCCTTTCCTATGAGGGGGTCAAACGCTGAGCCGATAAGCTGCCCGTGCTCGTACCACTCGTTTATGCTCTTTTCGTAGAGCTGCACATTTGCAGGTGCGGCAGTCGGCACTTGGTAAATCCTCTTTCCGTCCTCGATGGTAGTGATTTCGAGGTTTTCCATGTCCTGAATCTTGTTTCTGTTTGAATACGCGGCATCGTCTGTATAGAGCGGGACTTTTGACGCCGCCTCAAGCATGTTTGTCTTGTGAATCGTGAGAAAGTTCGTCCAAATCTGAGGCCCAAGTAGTGCCTCGCCTGTGCCACGACCAAGCGCACGCCCATGCACCTTCTTAGATGTGAAGAATTTAAGTGAGCCTTCACTTGCTTCCTTTCGGTAGAGCGTGACACCATGCTTTGAGCCTTCCTTGTCTGTGTAAAAGGCGACGACATGCACCTGTTCACAGTATGTCTCCATGTCATCATTGTCTTTGAGGTAGTGTTCGGGAAGCTGGCCTTTGACAATGTATATTTCAATCGTTTTGGATGTTGATTTATTCTCTTTCGTCTTAGCCATGCCGTCTGGTGATTTGTCAGAATCAGCAAGAGTTATCAAATCCTCGATGGAGATTGTGGCACCATTTTGCTCGCTTCCCCACCCATTCTTAGCCATCGAGCGGAGTTTCCCCGGTGAGAAATGATGCTTAAAGGCAATGGCGCCGCCGAGAGTGTCCGTTTGGTCACAGAAGGCAATCGAGTTTAACGATAGCACTTCGGGCCGTGCGTCATTCGTTTCCTGCACAAGCACCCCTCCATAATCCAAATCAGACTCAGTAATCTCATCAAGGAGTGTATCGAGGTCATTTTCCCTGACATAGACCTCATCGTGGTACTTCTTTATGAGAAACGACATGACGCGCCCGGGAGAATCTTCTATGAAAAAGATGATGTCCTTGAGTTCAATATCCTCTGACCAGTACGACAGGTTTAGAATGGGCTCCATGATGTTCTTAAAAGCCCTCAGCCAGTTATTCTCTCCCGTGAAGAATATCCCATTCTTGAGATGGAAAATCATCTGTATATGGCGGCGCATTGACCAATTCCAGTTGTCTCCGACGCGCACTTCCTCTGTTTCGTATGCCGCTTCCTCTGCCTTTATGTATGAGAAAATATCAGGGCTGTTCATGTATCAAAGCCTTGGAAACGAAGGCTGACGTTTTTAAGTTGTATCTCTCTCGTAATACCTTGCGATTCAAAAAGACGTACCGACGCCATCGCGGGAAGAATACGCTCACACGACTTCCCGTTCCTTGAAACAGTCAGGATTGCCATTGACTTGCTGCGGCCTGGTTTCAGATTCGATATTGCATCTGCGATGGATGCTCCCTGTGCCTCGTAGAGCTTGCCAAACAACTTTACCTTCGCAATATATGGCTCATCCGCTGCTGTTTTAGGCAGTCTGATGCCGTTTTTGCTCCCCTTTGGGCGTCCCATATTTTACAGTAAGTCTTTAGCATTAAAGAAAATCCTTCCCTTACTTCCCTGAAAATCCTTCTCACTAAAACGAGGCTTCGGAATATCTATGACTCGGTGTGCAAACTTCTTGTCTAGCTCCTTGGCAACACTTCTCTTTTCTTCAAGGCATGAGTCGCAGTAGTAATCATCTTCATCAGGGGACTCATACTCTGCCTTACACTTAATGCAATGCGCCGTAAACATATCGCGAGTATATCATTATTGCTTAATTGTCAATAGGATTTAGTGGAAAACTCTATCTGAGCTTATCCCGTTTCATGCTTTGCATCTGCTCATGGACTCTCTGCCACGCCATATACTGCGCCGTTGACCTGAATCCCAACTTCTTTAATACATCGCCTCTTTCCGCAAACCGCCTTTGACACGAAGAACATGCGGCCCACTCGATAATCTCGCCATGAGAGTGTTTCCCTGCGAGGGATTCAATGATGAGCTTCTTGATTTTCTTGTAGTTCGCGGGGTCTTTCAGATGTTGCGGCATACCTGCAAACAGCGGGTTTGGCGTGTATTTCGGAAATGTCTGCGGGGTAATCTCACTCATGTTCGTTTTTGCTCAATTCCGCTAATTTCATGCTCATAACAGCTTTACGGAGCATGAAACCCAGGTCTTTGGCCTCTGCCGCCTCAAATTCATCCTCTGAGATAGTCACGGTCAGCTTCTCCGTGCCTTCTTTCAGTCCGACACTAATCAAAATATCACTCATAGTCCTATGTTTCTCTTTGATTTACGCTGCCGTTGCGGGACATGTTTACACGACGGCAAACCTTCCCGGCAACACTTAGGGATAATAATGCTGATAATCTGAGTTGGTATTTCATTCATACAGCGAGGTTTTTCCTCTCTCGTGGCATCTGTCCTACCTTGCGCCCATAGAGGTTATCATAGAAATCATCGTCTTTTCGTGGTTTTGCGAGTACGGTGAGTGCGTAACGCATTGCACTCATAAGGTGATTCTCACAAACAGGGTCTTCAATTCCTAGATGTTGGTCGTCCTCAACTGCGTCTTTCAGGCGCTTCCATGCATAGTTTTCGTACTCTTTGCGTAGGTTTTCGCTTCTTTTGGTGTAACTGATTCGTAATCCTTGAACATGCTTAATCCCGGCCTCGACACTTCCTGGTCCTTTCTGTGCCTCAAGTATGCTGATGCCACGTCCTCGCAAACCTGCGATGGCCTTCGGTTCAGCGCTATCTGCTATTGTTGGTGCTTTAGGTAATGCAAGAATGGTCTTCGCTAAGTGCTCGTCCAAAAGCCCTCTCTGATACAAAATCTCATCTGCTATATACCCGCCATTATGGTAATACAGGGCCACAATCGCAGCAGGGTCAGGGTCAAAACCGAAGTCAAGCCCATAGCCCATTAGTCGCGCCTCATGGGGAACTGCATCAACTTCCCTCCATCCGCTGTATATTTTTCCCTTAACTGTTTCAGGGATTAAGCCTTTTACCATCGTCCAATAGTGGCTTGGATTCGTGAATCTGTAGTTCTCGTAGCTTTGTATGGTCTGCGGGGAAATGTTCTTCGCGTTCACTTGGTAGTTCGTGTGAATGAACACCGTATCGCCTGTCTCTTTTAGCTGCGGAATGTAGAAACCCTGCATCTCACTAGGTAAAAGGTTGAAAAACCGCTTGACTATCCAATGTGTTTTGGCTGGCGGGTTGAGCAGTAGGATTATCGTTATGTCTCCCTTTAAGGTTCTCAGAGAGTCGTCTAGTTGCATGAAGTCGGCTTCGGGGATTTCATCAGCTTCCTCGATAATCACGCAGTTATAGTTTGCAAGTGATTTCAGTTTGGCTTTTTGGTCGCCGCTTGATTTCTTAAAACCTACTGCGTTAATGGTATTTCTGCCGTACTCAATCACCATTGAGGAATCGTTAATCTTTAGGTTCTCAAGTATTCCATTCTCGTCGGCGCGGTCTTTAATCTCTCTGTAGATAGAATTGCGAATATCGCCGAGGATGTAGCGCATTATCGCGCATCTGAAATAACCAGGTGCTATGAGCTTTGAGAGTGCGTATTGTGACGCAACCGTTGAGCGGCCAGCACCTCTCCCGCCTAACAGAATGAAATAGCGTGGATTTTCCTTAAAAAGCGGCGCATATACCCTGTTTACCTCCTGTTGCATCTAGCCATTTGTATCATCGTCGTAGTCTTTGAGGATGATTGTGTTGCCTTTTATGGCTTCTCCGGCGCTTGTGACATCTACCTTGTCTCCGTATTTCTTGGGTTTCATCTTTGATGCTATCCATTTGCGGGTATCTACTCGTAGTTTTGAGCGCTGCACAGCCTCTTGGTCAACAATTGTGCTTGTGTAGCCACCTTTATGAATTTCCATCCAATCGTTCGAGCCGTCATCCGCAATATCAAGGATTTCATCGCTTAAAGCATCGGCGCTTTCTTCCTTCGCGCGCGCGTACTGATTAAGAAACTCCTCGTTTGTTCTCAACCAACTGAATACCGTCACCATACTTGGCATTTCCTCTCCCTTGAGCACTGTTCTCAGCGATTGGCCCATTGCTAGCTTCGCACAAATACTATCTCCTAGTTCTTTGGTGAAGATTGTGGGGCGGCCTACTTTATTCACTTTAGCCATATATATCTGCTTCTATTTTGAGTTTGTATTGGGTGTGGGTTGGGCTTGTTGTTGTGTCATCTTTCAGAAAGTATCGTAGACAGTATGGATGCACCTTTTCTTTGAGGGTTGATTCACCACCGCATAAATCGCAGTAGTTCATTCTTGGAAGGTATCGGCTTCTGTTTGTTTGTCAAGTGGGGATTCTTGTCTTTGGTGCCATTCGGCTATCTTTTCTTTTGTGAGGGTGAGGGGGCCGTTGTTGAATTCTGTGTGTACTTTGGCTTTGTGGCTTCTCTTTTTGGGCGCTTCGTCGTTTAGCCATCCATTGTTTTTCATTTCTTGGCAGAATCCCTGTAGTGATTGCTCTATGGCTTTTGTGTTGGTGTGTTTTATCTTTTTCCAGTTCTTTGGAAGGGGAATATAGTCTAGTCTGTGTTGGAATCCTGTGTCTGTCATGGTGTAGGGGTCGGCTATTTCTTTATCTTTGGGATTAAGTTTGGCTTTTTCTGCTGCTTCCTTCATTTTCTTTCTGAATTCAGGGTCGGCCCATTTCTCTTTAGTGAGGCTCATACTGATTTTAATTATTCTTCTCTATTTCTTGTTGGGCCGCTTTGAGAG